GGAATTAAGTGGGACATAGAGGTAGAAGAAGTTTGGAAGTTGTACGAAAAGCAAGACAAAGTTTGTAAATTATCGGGATTACCGATAGGTTGGGCAGACGTAGGTAGAAACCATACTGCCTCAATAGATAGAATAGATAGCAACAAAGGATACGTTTTGAGCAATATTCAACTAGTTCATAAAGATGTCAATGTTATGAAAAGTAAATATGATCAAAATTATTTTATTTCCACATGCCAATTAGTGGCGAAACGTAACGAGGATTGATATGAAAAAACCTACTAACCCAGGGTTAAAAAAACTCCCAACAGCTGTACGAAATAAAATGGGGTATATGGCAGACGGTGGCAACCCTAAAAAATCGGACGACATGGTAATAGCAAAAACTCCGAGCGAAGAAAATAAAAAGAAATTTAAAAAAGCTAGCGAAAAAGCGGCTAAAGCTACTAGATTTAAAAATTCAAAAATGCTTGGTATGTTTCCTCAATCTTCTCTGGACAAAAAACAAGCGGAATTATCAAGAAAAGAAGCAGTAGAAGAAATGAACAAAATCCCAAAAAAAGAACGCACCATGATGCAACTTCCAGAAAGATTAGCCTACGGCGGTAAAGTCAAGAAGATGGCATACGGCGGTAAAGCTATGAAGATGGCTGATGGTAAGATGGTTACAAAGAAAAAGAAAACCGCAAAAGTAGCAAAACGCAGAGGCGATGGTTGTGCTGTTAGAGGTAAGACTAAAGGAAGGATGGTTTGATATGGGTATCTTAAAAAAAGCATTAAACGTTGTAAGTCCAGTAGCTAGTGTGATTAATAAGTCTGGCCCAGTAGCCAAAATGTTAGGCATGCAAAAGCAAAAAGGTTCGACAGGTAGTAAGGGGGGTTTTGGTAGTATGGCCGCATCTCTCGCCAATGATCCAAAAGTTAAAAACGCACTTCAAGAAGGACAAGCTAGAATAGCTCCAAAAAAAATGAGCAAAGGCGGTGCTATGCACAAAATGCCAGATGGCACCATGATGAAAGGTGCAGTTCATAAAGCCGCTTCAGGCAAGTACATAGAAAAGAAAAAGAAAGCTAAAAGTGGGTCTTCAGCTTCTAAACGTGCCGATGGTTGTGCAGTAAAAGGTAAGACTAAAGGAAGGATGGTTTAGTCGTATGATGCCTTCTCGTGGAATGGGTAATATTAAGAAGATGGCTATGGGTGGACAACCCAAGAAAAAGAAAAAGTCTGAATCTAAAGTCAACGAAGCTGGCAATTACACCAAACCAGGATTACGTAAGCGTATCTTTAACAGTATTAAAGCAGGTGGTAAAGGTGGTGCTCCAGGGCAATGGAGTGCTCGAAAAGCTCAGATGTTAGCTAAAAGGTACAAAGAAGCTGGTGGGGGCTATAAGTCATGATGAATAAAAATAGTAAAAACAAAGTTAAAAAGGTGATTAAGCAATTAAAAAAAGCATCCAGTTCACATAAAAAGCAATCTAAAGTTTTAAAGAAGATTATTAACAAAAAATAATATGGCCCTCGCTAAATCACAGAAGAGTCTTAAGTCTTGGACGAAACAGAAATGGCGTACTAAAAGTGGAAAACCGTCAACCCAAGGCGCAAAAGCAACTGGAGAGCGTTATCTTCCAGAAAAAGCTATTAAAGCGTTATCGGATAAAGAGTATGCAGCAACAACAAAAGCTAAACGTAAAGCCAAAAAGTCTGGTAAGCAAGTCGCTAAACAACCTAAAAAGATTGCTAAAAAAGTAAGAAAGTATAGGAAGGTATCATAATGGCTGCTACACCTGGGATTAAAACTAAACCTAAAGCCCGTAAAGCTCCGGCTAAGCGAAAGACTGCAACCGCTCCAGTGGTAACTCATACACAAGCACAGCTTGACGCACATGAACGAGAATGTGCTGCTAGGTATTCTTCTGTATTAGATAAACTAGGGGCACTTGATAAACGTATGTTTCGTATGGAAGCCTTACACATGGCATCCATTATCGCTGTTATTGGCTTAGTTTTAGCCACACTTTTAAGATAAATAATCTATGACTACATCAGGGACAAGTACATTTAATCTCGACCTCAATAACCTTGTAGAAGAGGCATTTGAGCGTTGTGGTGCGGAGTTACGCACGGGGTACGAAATGCGTACCGCTCGTAGGTCTTTAAACTTACTCACTATAGAATGGGCTAATCGTGGCATTAATTTATGGACGATCGATCAAGGTAGCATCGCACTTACGCAAGGCACTGGTACTTATAATCTTCCTATTGATACTATTGATCTGTTAGATAGCGTTATCCGAACGGGCACTGGAACCAATCAAAACGATATAAATATAACCAGAATTAGTTCTTCTACATATGCGTCTATACCTAATAAGAACTCTCAAGGTAGACCAATTCAAGTATGGATAGACAGACAGTCTGGTGCAACAGAGCCTACAACTGGGATTGCATATCCCACTATAAACGTTTGGCCTGTACCAAATAACGATACTTACACTTTTGCTTACTGGAGACTTAGACGTATCCAAGACGCTGGTAACGGTGTAAATACTGAAGATATACCGTTTAGATTCTTACCTTGTATGGTAGCTGGTTTAGCTTATTATTTATCTCTTAAGCTCCCAGAAGCTATGGATAGGATTGAAATGTTAAAGTTAGCTTACGAAGAACAATGGAATTTTGCTTCAACTGAGGATAGAGAGAAGGCTTCTCTCAGACTAGCTCCTCGACAAATGTTTTACTAAAGTTATATGGCTAATAAATTTGCTTCCGGCAAAAACGCGATAGCAGAGTGTGATCGTTGCGGGTTTCAATATAAGCTCAAACAGTTAAAAGAGCTAACCATAAAGACCAAAAATGTTAACATTCTAGTGTGTCCTACGTGTTGGGAACCGGATCAGCCGCAGAATCAGTTAGGTATGTATCCTGTAGATGATCCGCAAGCGTTACGTAACCCCAGACCAGATAATAGCTATGAACAGTCAAGAGATATACAATGGGGTTGGAACCCAGTAGGACTAGATAATCCGTTGGAATTAAGTGGGCTTGAAGATGATTTAGAAGGTGATGGACAAGTAGGAACTGTAACAATTACAACTAGTTAAGGAATTGATATGAAAGATACAGGAAAATTCAAACAGCCTCAGCCAGTGCCTGTACCAGATGTAGACGGGTACCCAAACAACGTAGCAAACACCCAGACACAAAAAACTCGTGGTACTGGTGCAGCTACTAAAGGAACTGGTCACAGCAAAAAGATGGGTTAAATGGACTACAATACTTTATTTAAAACGATCCAAGGCTACGTTGAAAATACGTTTCCGAGCACATCTGTAGACGATCCTACTAACCTAGGTACGTTAACATCTTTTACTACTAAAGAGCAGATTGATACGTTTATACGCCAGGCTGAGCAACGGGTTTTTAACGTCGTTCAACTGCCTGATTTACGTAAGAACGTTACAGGTAATCTGACTACAGACAATAAGTATTTAGGTATACCGTCAGATTGGTTGTCTACATTTTCGTTAGCAGTTATTGCTGCTGATGGTAGTCAGACGTTCCTTTTAAATAAAGACGTTAACTTTATTCGAGAATCGTTTCCAGACCCAACAGCAACAGGTGTTCCGACGCATTATGCTATTTTTGATGACACCTCTTTTATTCTTGGGCCTACACCAAACAGTAACTATGCGATGGAGTTGCATTACTTTTATTACCCACAGTCTATTGTAGACGCGGGGACATCTTATTTAGGAGATGATTTTGATTCTGTACTTCTGTATGGGTCTTTGATGGAAGCTGCTACGTTTATGAAGGCAGAACCAGACGAGATTGTTAATTACCAGAAACGCTATGATGAAGCACTAGGATTAATTAAGATGCTTGGTGATGCTAAGAATCGTCAAGATATGTATAGAACCCCACAAGTAAGGTATCCAGTTAAATAATATGCAAACCGAAGAACTTTCTTTTTTATTAGGTGGAGATGGTATAACAGTAGCTACTACAAGTGGTCGAGGGTTTACACCTGAAGAAATAGCAGAACGGGCACTAGATAAAATTATTTCGGTGGGGTCACAATCCCATCCGGCTATTAGAGATCAAGCAGAAGCATTTAGAGCACAAATCAAACAAGTTCTAATTTTTTATTTAAACGAGGCTGTAAAGTCTCACAACGTAACTCTGGCTAACAAGCTCACCAACGCGGGTTATTCAGAACTTATATCAATCTTAGATTCATAAGGAGCCAATCATGGCAATTTCACAAGCAATGTGTACTTCTTTCAAAGCTGAGCTTATGTTGGCTGTACACGATTTTCGTAACTCAACTGGAGATACATTTAAGTTAGCGCTTTATACGTCTTCAGCTACAATCAACGCAAACACTACAGCCTATACAGTTACTAACGAAGTTACAGGTACTAACTACAGCGCTGGTGGTGCAAACCTCACTAATACAGGTGTGGCTAAAACAGAGACTAGTGTAACTGCTGGTACTGGCTTTACAGACTTTAGTGACCTTACATTTTCCAATGTAACAGTTACCGCTCGTGGTGCTCTTATCTACAACAACACTCCATCAGCTAACGGTATTTCTGGTGCGGTTCCAAATGCAGCAGTAGCAGTTCTGGACTTTGGTGGTGATAAGACTTCAACAGCTGGAGACTTTACAGTTATTTTCCCAACTAACGACGC